ACGATAGTTTCCGCGAGTTTTATACCAAAGACTGGCAAAGATTTGTTGAGTACAACATCCATGACGTTGAACTTGTGGATGAACTGGAACATAAACTGAAGCTGGTTGAACTGATTTTGACTATGGCGTATGACGCCAAGTGTAACTATCAGGATGTATTCTCGCAAGTACGCACCTGGGATTGCTTGATCTACAATCACCTTCATGAGAAGAATATTCAGATACCACAAAAACGTGACCAGCAAGGTCGTGGCATCGAAGGTGCATATGTCAAAGAGCCTAAGCCTGGCAAGTATGACTGGGTAGTTTCGTTTGACGCCACCTCACTGTATCCTTCCATCATTATGCAATACAACATGTCACCGGAGACATTCAAGCCAACGAATGTCTATGATACCACTGTTGCCGCATTGCTTGACGGTAAGCAAGACTTTGAAAATCTCAAGCAAGAAAATCTTTGTATGGCCGCAAATGGCTATTGTTATACCAGAGAAAAGCAAGGTTTATTTCCTGAGATTGTCGAAAAGTTTTTTGATGATCGCCAACGGTACAAGAAGTTGATGATCAAGGCACAACAGGAATACGAAAAGACCAAAGATCCCAAACTAAAAAATGACATTTCGAAGTACAATAACTTCCAGATGGCTAGAAAGATCCAGTTGAACTCTCTCTTTGGTGCCATGGGTAATGAATACTTTCGTTACTATGATGCCAGAATTGCAGAGGGTATTACCATGACTGGTCAGTATGTCATTCAACAAGTCGGCAATTCGATCAATGTCTTCTTGAACAAGGTTGTTGGAACGGATGACTACGACTACTCTTTCTACAGTGATACTGACTCTTGCTATATTTCCCTGGAGCCTCTTGTTAATAAGTATTATCATGGTGTCAGTAATGATAAACTCGTTGGCATTTTGGATAAGGTCTGTGAGGAGAAGATATCGCAGGCAATCAACAAATCCTGCGATCAGCTGGCGGAATACACGAATGCATTTCAGAAGAAGATTATCTTCAAGCGTGAAGCAATCGCGGAACGTGGCATTTGGGTTGCGAAGAAGCGGTATGCCCTTAATGTCCTGGATAATGAAGGTGTTAGGTATCAAACCCCAAAACTGAAAGTCATGGGTTTGGAAATTGTCAAATCTTCCACTCCCGCACCAGTTCGTGAAACTCTTAGAGAAGCCGTGCGTCTGATTTTAACCAAGGATGAGCGTACACTTCAGGCTTTCATTGAGACGGTTAGAAAAGACTTCAAAGCCTTGCCGCCAGAAGATATTGCTTTCCCACGGAGCGTAAATGGTATGTCGAAGTATGCCTCTAGGGCAGACATCTACAGCAAGGGTACGCCGCTTCATGTTCGTGGCGCACTGCTATACAATTTTTACCTTGAACAAAACAAACTTACCAAAAAGTATGAGTCAATTCAAGAGGGCGAGAAGATCAAATATCTTTACCTTACTGAACCTAATACCATGCGTGAAAATTGTATCTCATTCCTAGGCAAATTGCCGCCAGAATTTGATATACATAAGTACGTTGATTACAATACTATGTTTCAGAAGTCTTTCCTCGATCCGCTAGATGGCATTATCAAGGGTCTTGGCTGGCATACTGAACCGAAAGCATCACTTGAGGACTTGTTTGCATGAATATTTTAATTGTTGGTTATGGCTTTGTTGGAATTGCCACAGAGTATCTTTTTAGAAATACTGATGTAGATATCGATATTGATGATCCGGCAAAGATGATGTTTGCCGATAAAGATAGCTATGATTATATTTTTCTATGTGTTCCAACTCCATTGGTTGGCAATTCTCTAGACATTTCCGTTCTTTCTGAATGCTATGAGTATTGGAAAGATAAAGGCACAGTAGTCATTAGAAGCACCATAGGACCAGATCAAGTTCCTGAATTTCCGGGAGCAATTATGATGCCCGAATTTCTAAGGGAAAAACATTGGAAAGAAGATGTGGATGATCCTTTGTTGCCCATCATTGTAGGTGATGGAAATTTATGCCAAACTCTACAAGAATATTTTCCACATAAGCGTTGCTACTATGTAAGCAATGTGCCAGCGATGATGTATAAGTTGGCTAGAAATACTGCACTTGCAATGAGAGTTGCTATAGCAAACGAATTTTATCAAATTTGTAATGATTATCATATGAACTATGACATGCTTCACAGTCTCTTAGAGGCTGATCCTGTTGTAGGAGGAACACATTGGAATGTTCCTGGACCAGATGGTAATTTTGGTTTTGGTGGCAAATGTTTACCAAAAGACTTGACGCACATGGCATCTTTGTGCAATAACAATCCTAATGTATTTTTAGATGCACTTGTAGCAAACAAAAGGCGGAGAACGGACCTGTAATGGGAGTAATTTAATATTTTTAAAGGGTAATATATGAAACGGATTTTGATATGTGGTTTACCTGGGGCTGGCAAGACTACGCTGGCTAAACGTTTAAAGGAAACACTTGGTAACGCTGACTGGTATAATGCCGACAGTGTTCGTAAGCAGTTTGATGATTGGGATTTTAGCCCAGAAGGTCGTACCCGTCAAATGAAGCGCATGTACGATCTTACCTGGAAGAGTGTATTGGACGGTCGCTATGGCATGGCTGACTTTGTATGTCCGACACAAGCGTTGCGTGAAGAATTTAAAGCTGACTATGTGATCTGGATGAACACCATCAAAGAAGGTCGCTTTGAAGATACCAACAAGATGTTTGAAGCACCAGATATCGTTGATATGGAAATTACAGCCGACGAGTGGTGGAGTGATGAATGGGTTGAACGTTGGGCTAAACTCTTGGCTGTCGATATTAAGGATAGCGAGTTTCAAACTAATCAACCAACCACTCAGATGTTGGGTCGCTTTCAGCCATTTCACGCCGGGCACCGTGCGTTGTTTGAGAGAGCATTGGCAAAGCACGGACAGGTAGCTATTCTAATTCGTGATATGCCTATTTCGGAAAGTAATCCTTGGAATCAAGCGGATATTGCCGCCAACATCGAACAAGAATTATATGAGTATGCAGGTAAGTTTAGAATTTATCTTGCACCAAACATCGTAAACATTACTTATGGTCGTGATGTCGGATATAAGATTGAACAAGAAGTATTCGATGATGCTATCCATTCTGTTAGTGCCACAAAGATACGAGAGTCGATGAGACGAGACGGTATTTTATAAAATGTCTTGACAGACATGACATCTTTGTGTTATATTCTTCCTAATAAAACTTGTAGGAGTGCAATAAATGATGATTGAAATCGGAAAGTCTTATCGGGTAGAACCGAAGTTTAAAAAGTCTGTCGTTGAGTGTGAATACTTTAATCATTCGGATCTTCCAGGTAGCGTTGAAGTTGTTACCTGCTGGAGATATGGCGAATATGTTATCGTGCCAGCCGATGAGGATGAGGTTGTCATGTTACATGAAGGCATTTTGTCTGAAGAGGAGTTTGAGGTTTCTGCCTTTTCTGAGTGGGAACTACTCTCTACCTATGACGGCTGTTCGGAAGACATCTATTTTCACGGCACAGAAATGGATTCCGATGAAGAAGAGGAATTCATAGAGAAACACGGTGAACTTGGTTTTGAATTTTTAGATGATGCTGGCTGGCAATCTAGTGGTTGTGAAGTCTATATTAATAACGGTATAAATGTTGAAGAGTGGAAGGGCTATGGCAATGAGTAATCTATTAGAGAAACTGAAGAAGAACAGCACCATTAAAGAAACTAGTGTTCTTTCAAGTAGCAAGCTGTTTAGTACAAAAGATTTGATCCAGACCTCTGTGCCAGTTTTAAACGTGGCACTTTCTGGTAAACTTGATGGCGGTCTGACTCCAGGTCTGACTGTATTTGCTGGTCCATCTAAGCACTTCAAAACAGCATTTGCTATGTTGCTTGCCAAGAGCTTTCAACAGAAGTATGAAGATGGTATTATTCTGTTTTATGATTCCGAGTTTGGTGCGCCTCAAGCATACTTTGAGAACTTTGGTATCGATACTGACAAGGTTGTACATACGCCCATCACTGATATCGAACAGTTGAAGCATGATATTATGTCGCAGTTGAATGATCTTGAAAGGTCTGACCGAGTGATGATTGTTGTCGATTCCGTTGGCAATCTTGCTTCAAAGAAGGAAGTTGAAGATGCAATTGATGGTAAGTCGGTTGCTGACATGACCCGTGCCAAGCAGATGAAGTCTCTGTTTCGTATGATCACTCCACACTTGACGCTTAAAGATATTCCTGCTATTGTTGTCAATCACACCTACAAAGAAATCGGCATGTTTCCTAAGGATATCGTATCTGGCGGAACAGGCATTTACTACTCTGCTGACAACATCTTTATCATTGGTCGCCAGCAAGAGAAAGAGGGCACAGACATTGTAGGTTATAACTTCATCATTAACGTAGAGAAGTCACGCTACGTCCGAGAGAAGTCTAAGATTCCTATTGAGGTTACATTTGAGGGTGGTATTGCCAAGTGGTCAGGATTGCTAGATATGGCTATAGCATCTGGTCACGTTGTCAAGCCGAGCAACGGTTGGTATTCTAGGGTTAATATTACCACCGGTGAAGTTGAAGATAAGAAGTTTCGCATCAAAGATACCTATTCCAAGGAATTTTGGATGCCCATTTTAACTGATGAAACATTTGCTCAATGGATTGAGAAACGCTATCGCATGGCTGGTGGTCAAATGCTGGAGACAGATAATGTTGAAATTTCTGACGAAGATATTTCAGAAGAATACGAAAATTTGTGATCAATGTGGTTGCGGCATCGACCCCAAAAAAGATGCCGCAATCTGTTTACATGGAGAACAACTTGGTGTAGAATTTGAAGTATACGTTTGTGAAAATTGTGCCGAACAAGCGTGGCTAGATACTCTTAATGATGAACTGTTTGAGGAAATAAATGCAGAAGAAGATAGAGACAATCATTCTCAGTAAATTGTTTTCAGACGAAGACTATTTGCGAAAGGTTATTCCGTTTTTAAAAGACGAATATTTCCAGGACGGTGCCGAGCGCACCATTTTTTCTTATGTGCGAGAGTTTGTTGGTAAGTATAATGCCTTGCCTACAGTTGATGCAATCACAATTACAGTACAAAATGATAAACGCATAAACGAGCGTGAGTTTACCAAAATTGTTGAAACACTTACTGGAATTGATGATGATGTTGAAGTAAATACTTCTTGGCTTTTGGAATCCACAGAAAAGTTTTGTAAAGATCAAGCCGTATATAATGCCATCATGAAGTCTATTCAGATTATAGATGGTAGTAACAAAGACTTTTCTCAAGATGGCATTCCTTCAATCTTATCCGATGCCCTTGCCGTAGGGTTTGACAATAATGTCGGACACGATTATATCGATAATGCCGACAATCGTTATGACTTCTACCATCAGAAGGAAGAAAAGATTCCTTTTGATCTTGAAATGTTAAATAAAATCACTAATGGTGGTTTGCCAAACAAGACTTTGAATATTGCCCTTGCTGGTACTGGCGTTGGTAAATCTTTGTTTATGTGTCATGTGGCAGCCGGTGCATTATCACAAGGAAAGAATGTACTCTATATTACCCTAGAGATGGCAGAAGAGCGCATTGCCGAACGTATTGACGCCAACTTGATGAATGTCAATATTCAAGAACTTAAAGACCTGCCTCGGAAAATGTTTGAGCAGAGAATTAGTAAGATCAAATCGAAGACCGAGGGTAGATTGATCATCAAGGAATATCCAACTGCTGGTGCCCACGTGGGTCACTTCAAAGCCCTGTTGAATGAACTTGCACTAAAGAGAAACTTTTCTCCGGACATTATTTTTGTTGACTACTTGAATATTGCGGCATCAAGTCGAATCAAGCAGGGCGGTTCCGTAAATTCTTATACATATGTTAAGAGTATTGCAGAAGAGTTGCGCGGTCTTGCTGTCGAGTTTAATGTTCCTATTGTATCTGCTACACAAACAACTCGCAGTGGTTATGCAAACTCAGATGTTGAACTTACAGACACATCCGAATCTTTTGGTTTGCCAGCAACCGCCGACTTGATGTTTGCCCTAATTTCCACCGAAGACCTAGAGAAGATGGGACAGCTAATGATTAAGCAGTTGAAGAATCGATACAATGATCCTGGTATAAACAAACGCTTTATGGTTGGTATTGACCGGGGCAAGATGCGGCTGTATGATCTTGAGGAATCCGAACAGGCAGATATTACCGACTCTGGTGATGATGTTCCGGTGTTCGAAAACTCATCCTTTGGTAAAAGAGATGTAAGTAAATTTAATTTTTAACTTGACATCCCAATAGAAGTTTGCTATTATAATAATATGTCCCGTTAGCTC